CAAAAAAATAGCCTTACTGTTGACAAGGCCCCATGATGTATATTATGTTTGGTTATACATCACACTTACCAACAGTAAGGCTATTTCTCTCGATTGGGGAACCAAGCTAAATGTAAAATACAATATTTTTTTGTAAAAGGAAAGTAGAAAAATTAAATTTTTTTGAAATAAAAAAGCCTGAAAAAATTAAACATATTTCCAGGCTTTAAAGAAAATATAAAATTAAACAGTAAAAGGCACATTACAGGATATTTGATTAGTAACATCGACATCGGTGGTATCCATATAATCATTTCCAGTATTAGTGGCAATTGTTGTATACAAGGAAGACCCATTAGTACATGATCGAAATCCATCAAATGAACCTATTCCACTGGCAGTAATTGTATCAGCTATACAAGCCGACAAACTTTTGCAATTGCTAAACCCTCTTGAAAGTCCGTTAACAGTGGATATAGTAGAAGCACGACAAGCTGATACCGCTTCACAATTAAAAAAACCAATCACCTCATTTCCTGATATTGAATAGGCTTTGCTTGATGAAATTTGAACACAAGTATGGAATCCTACAGTATTTCCTATTCCTGTTGTTGTGAAAGTATCACATATACAGCTTGTTATATTTTGACAAAATGAAAACCCCACTTTGTTTCCATTAGAATTGCTTGTGAGATTCACACATTTACAAGCGGAAAGTTCCTGGCAATTCTCAAATACTTCTAATAGTCCCATACCAGTTACAGTTATTGTATCACAAATACAATTAGAAATTTGATTGCTTAGTCTGAACCCATATATATTACCTGTAGTAGCACTTATATTTTTTATGTTACAATTAGAAATTTGGTCACAAAAATAAAAACCTATGGCGGTATAAGAACTAGCGTTAATATCAAAAAAAGAAGTGTTAGATATTTGATAACAAGTGTAAAATCCGGTAACAGACGCCCCAGCAAAAGAAGTAGTGCAAGCTGTAACATAACAATTAACTAAGTTAGTACAATTAAAAAAACCTCTTAAATCCCCCCCTGTACTTGTTATAGAAGAAACGTAACATCCTATATATTTTGATGTTTTTTGATTTGAAGTACTCCCCCCATCAAAACCGTCAAAGGCTGTAGATGATAACCGGTTATATGTTCTGCAATTGAAAAAATTGACGTAATTGGAGGCATTAAGGAAAGAATAAGATATAGCCGATGCAACTGTTCCCAATCCAATTACACTACAATTATACAATGAACAATAATCGGTAGTTACTTTCAAATATCCTTGTGTGTTTCCGAAATCTAACGTTTCTCCATTTTCACAAAAAAGTAAAACGGTTTGATTAGTTTCAAGGTATCCCCAAGTGTCCCCTCCGGAAAGGGGGGAACTGGCCCCAGCCATCTTAAAACCTCCGGAAAAAGTTTTAAAATAAACTGATTTATATTGATCTTTTATTCGATATTGGTTAGCTGCTACCCTTTCCACTATATTATTGAACATAGGTTGACTGCTTATAATCACATCAAAGGAAGTAGTCAACCTTTGAAAAACGGACCTTAATTGGTCCCTTGTGTCTGAATTTTTTGTAAGTACCGATAAACCAGCCCATTCAATAACATTAGCTAATTCCTCTTGAATAGTGTTAAGCCAAGCATCGTTTACAGTTGTTCCCGGGGGCCCATCCGTAAATAAATTACGGCCCGCCGAATCTCTTATATAATTAGAACTTTCAATTCTATGCATATTAAACCCCTCTTACGGCCCATTCTGGCTTGAAATACCATTTCCCAATCGCACTAGCTCCCATATCATCTGAAAAAACAACAGCTCCTAAAATTAGATTTGAGTTTGTTGTTATTGTGGTGGTGATACTTCCAGGGCTGCCAGAAGCTAGGTATACTGGCCGACCTAATAATTGACTGAAAACAGTACTGAAAGAAGAATCATATACAAGCCCTTCTTTTAAAATAACTCCTGTACTAATTCCAGCTGCGTAACTGTCCATAGCTAGAGCTACTAATCCAGTTTGAGCACTTGCTGAAACATTGGCCAAACCCCAACCCCCACCAGAAACATTATAATATAATACGTTCATGAATGAACATGCTGAAAGAATTAATTGACTGTATTCTTTCCAACCTTTTGCAGTTTTGTCTGTAGTGACAAATTTTGCTTGTGGGCGACTAAAAAAGTCTCCGGGATTGCCAAATTCACTTTCCATTATGGTTACAACAAAATCCCGTAAATCTTGTGGACTTATTTGTCCCGTTACATTATCAGCAAAAAGAGCTAAAATTTGTTCTCTTGTTCTTTGTATATCCGCCATTAGAAAAACTCCTTAAAATATATTATGCAGGATGTTGAAATCCTATTTTTGAAAAAGCGTTTGACTCAAAACCCCCACCAGAGGCCCGATCAAATGCTAGATTAAATCCATAACCAAAACCCCCCGTATAATTATGTCCATAATAATCTGTATTATTCTCAAAACCATTTGAGAATGCGTTATTAAAACTATTATTAAGCCATAAATTATCGTAGTGGGGCTGTCTTTGAAATCCCTGTGAAAAACCCCGATCAAATCCAACATTCCAAAAATCGAATAAAACATGAGTATGACCTGGTTTTATATTTTCGATTTTTGCAATTAATTTTGTTAAATCTACTTGAAAACTTTCAGTAATTAAGTTTGCATCGATGTGAATTTTCCAGAAAAATATGTTTTTTTGATCTCCACAAGCTTCTCCGGATGAAAAAATCCCACACCAAGCCGGACGAAATTCTTCGATGTAAATTGTGTAGCCAAAAGCTAAGCATATTTCTTCATAATATCCTTTATCTTGTTGCCCCACCTCTAATATTTTTGATTTTAATTCACTACGTCTTAATTCTATAGTAGGCTGCAAATCTTGATCGTTTTCCGGTAATCCGAAATCTAATTCATGTTCAGTTATCAATTCAAGAGTTGAATTTAACAATTTTTCAGCAATTAGATTTTCAGCTCTTCCCTCAATTCTAGCTAATTCTTCGGCCATACCATGTAATAATTTTGTTAATACAGAATCCTCGTTTCGATTCCATAATTTCCCAGGAGGTAATAATGATTGCAATTGTTTTCGATAATCTAAGCTATTTCTACTCATTATGTGTAATCCTGAAATGTGATTATACCAGGTACTTGCAATTGTTGTACGCTAGCCGTTATATCATCTACAGGGCTTATTATTTTGCATTTGATTTCTCCAGCTGCACTTGTGATTGCTTCCCATATTTTTGATAGAGCTATGGATCCCCCTGGTGCGGATTCTTGTTTGATTACTTCATTATATTTTGATGTTACTGTTGCCTTTACTGCACTTGTATTAGGGTATAATTGAATAGTTATATCGACTGTTTTGGGCTCTAATCCAATTACAAAAAAACCAGGATTGGCCGTAACAGGAATACCCACATATTTTCCAATAGCTGTATCTAGATGGGAAATAATGTAATTTTGTACCGCTAACCTTTCGGCTTCGGTTGGAAATATGCTATTAAGATTATTATCCATTACAAAAGCTAGTCCGATAGTACCAATTCCTTGATATTCAGGTATGGTCCAGCTTCGTGTTATATTTCCGGAATACTGTAAATTCCAACTTACATAATCTAGTGCAGTTCCTCCATGTGGGGGAAATCGTTTTCTATTCAAAATTTTTGTTCTTAATTGTTCGGTTGTGTCCGGGTCCACTCCTCCGGTTATACCTGTATCAATTACTGTAGCTGTGGCATTAACTCCGGGTATTGGATTAATGAAGGTAAGAACAACACCCAACAATTCATCATAAGACGTCCCTGTCTCTTTTGCTTGAATAGATATATTGGCTGTCCCTGCTACAATTGTAGAAGAGATTGATACTCTATATTTATTTCCGGAAGCTGTCTGTAGTTCTGTGTCCTCTGGAATAACAACCCCATTGCTTCCTGTTACAATAATAGTACCAGTGGCCTTACTTCCATTATTTGCGAAAATACCATATTCGGCTCCATGTTTTTCTAGTGTTTCTCGGTCGGCTGTGGATATGAATATTTGATCTTTCACATATTCAATGAAATCATATAATAGATGATTACTTCCTCCATATACCCGGGAAAAAATTTTAAAAACTGATTTTTGCAAAAATGTTTGAGAATTATCAACACGCACAACAAAATCATTTTCAATTCTATTAACTATTTCCGTCAAAGACGGCCGTAAATATGGCATTAATTAACCTCCTTTTCCCATAAATCGTTAAAAGTTAAGGCTTTTGTATTTCCATCACTTTGATATATTTTTATGTCCATGCCTAACCGATAATTTCCAGGTTCCCCAAATTTCTCAATCTGCACGTCTATTTTTATGGCTACACCATCATCAATGAGCCATTGTAAACATTCTTCCACTGCTTGTTTAACTTTGACGATTACTGTTTGTGTGGTCTTAGAACGATCAAATTGCCATAATTTTGAGCCAATTGGAGATGAGGAAAGCAAATCACCCCACCAACCTCTTTGATCGTTAGGATCATCAATTTCATCGTCTTCATCAGCTCTTCTATCTGAAAATAAGGAAATTAAAACGGCAGTTGTAAGCCCTTCCTCTCTCAACAAATCTCCATTATTAAGGGCTAAATCACCTTCAAAAAAAACTTTATCCCAAATAAACTTTATATCACTTGCCATTTTAACCCGTCCTTGCTTTTTGTGATTCGGCTGCAGTTATGTCACACACAAAAGGAGTATCCGTTGGGCCGCTTGTGCCTAATCCCGCTTGCACTAATGTATGTTTATGGCTATTTAATAACCCCAATAACAAGTTTTTAGCTGCATTTAATTCAGCATAAGTAACAAATGTTTTAGTATTTCCGTTTATGTCTACTGTTACACCACTTATTTTTATATTGTTTCCCACCGAATCTTTTATTTCAATGCCTGTATTTTTTGTTTCTATCACATTATTATTAGTATCTGTTATTATTACGCCTTCTCCATTTATTTTGATGATGTTATTATCCGCTGTGGATATTTCTATTTCATTGTTAACAGGTTTTATCCACACTCTGTTTTTATTAGAATTATTAGAATCCTTCGAATATATGCACACATCACCTTTTTGTAAATCTGCGGGTCTTAAACCTCGATTATTAACTACAATATTAATACCTTTATTTGCATTTCGGTTTCCATTAATAAATAATGTGATTGTTTCCGCATTTGTTATTATAGGATAATTTTCAAATCCGTATTCTTGATACCTTTCAATATCTGATATTGTTTCATTGGCCAAATTTGAAATCTGTATCTTTTGAACTCCCGAATTTGAATTATCTATACTCAATAATTTCCCTCTTGAAAACAAAAGAAAAATTTTTTTCATAACTGTATCTACCCATCCCCGCATTTTAAAATCCTTTTTTAATTAATTTCAAAGCCTGTTCATTTAGACTGTAACATTCTTTCCTAACCAGTTCTAAAGTAGTTTTGAAACTGTTATCATAACTGAATTGAACTGAATTAATTAACATCAATTCATTTACATCTAGTTTATAATCGGTTACCATAACTAATCGATTCGGTTTCCAAACTAATTTTGAATTAACTTCAGTCCATCCTTCCACCACATAAGAAATCATTAAACTGCGTGCTTTTCTGATATTAGCTTCATATACGCTTCTTTTAACGCAATCCTCAATTGTTTGTGCAGTGTCGGACAATAAAATTAAAGGCCTGTATCGCCCTTTTAATTCGGCATCTTCGACTAATTGAGTGTTTTTATAGCTTCCATTTTTTTCAATTTGTACCCATTCCTGTTCAGATGCAACATTATACAATTGATTCGGTTCTAATTCGGCTTTGGTTACGTAATTTGAAAACCGATCTTTGATACTACTTGTCATAGAGCAAGACAAGATATTAGTATCAGTTAATACATCTGAACTAATTGAATTCAAAGTTGGTTGAGTAAGAAACAAATTACCCAATCCATCAGTTATGACTAACACACCTAATCTAGTTCCCTCTTCAACAATCAATTCAGCTACATTTCGGCCTTGATCAACTGTATATTTTTCAATTGTTGAATTAACTAGCAACTGAACAGTAGGATCCACCACAACTGAAATTTTGAAGGGCAAACACAAAGTTCTAACTATATCTATATATTTTTGATTGATGAATTCACTTATACTTTCCGACAAAAAACAACAATCCACCAAATCACTAGTTTTATCTCGCAAATAAAATTCTATGTCTGAACCATTAGCATCGTAATTGATTTTTACATCATCAATATATCCTGTGCTGATTATTTCATTGTTAATTCGAGCAATGTACATATCCCCTTTTTTAATTTTCCATTCGTCACTCGCTTTGAATAAGGATAATTCACTTTCAAAAAAGTTAAGGGTCCCCAAGGTGATTTCATTGCAAATATTTTCCATACTCATTTTTATATCTATTTTTTTCCAGCAATCTTCATACAAAAAACCATTGCAAGCTAAAGAGAAAGTATTTTCAATCATTAAGAATCCTTAGCACATCATCATTGGGTAAGAACCCAGGATGTTTTATGATTTCCTTATTTTTTTGATATATTTCATTGGCTCTGTCTAAGTCTTGATATTTTTTATATGCCAAAACTAAACTTGTTTCTGTATTAACTGGAATACGATAATCAATTGACTTTGTAAGAGCACTTATTTTTGTTATCATGTTGTCAGTGAAAACTTTTCGTATGTCTTGAATAGCCAAAAATACATCTTTGTTGTTAATCTGTTCAGTTCCATTACCGACTCCAATTGCAGAACTTCCCAAGGCTGCTTCATTACCCAAATCGAACAAAACATTTTCTATCATGTTATTAATTTCTTCCATATACAGGACTGCATCCTCTTGTGAAAAAAAATTAATTCTTATGGCTATCCGGCAAACTGTAGCTATTACCTGGAATTTGAAAGTGTCCAAAATTAAACAAATATTTTTTTCTTGATTTGTGGGAATGGCTCCCAATCCGCTCATATCAAAATTTTCAATCAAATTGATCATATTTTTTATGACGGATTTTCCTAATACTTCATTGATATTGTTTGGGTCTAATTCGACCACATTGCCCCGAACAACTCCCGAATAATTGCCGGTTTCACCTCCAGTTATATTGGTGGATATGTTAATTTTATTTGCAAATATATCTACAGGTTTATCATTCAATGCCACTCCATTAGAAGTGGCATAACCTTTGATTGATTGCTCCATTAACAAAATTGAACCCATTCCACAAATACTGGCCATACTATAACAAACATTTTTCAATGCATTATACATGTCATTAGGAGAATTAATCACGTCAACAATAGAGTTTCTAATCAACGCAATATTTCCCATGCTCTCACTTATTATTTTTGTTGCTATTCCATTTGTTAAGGCTATAGCTGCTTGAATAGTTCCTATAGTTCTACCCATAATATTAGATACAGAATCTTGAAAAAGGGCTGTGGTGGAGTAAGCTGTATTGAAAGCATCTCCCACAAGGTCCATTGCTGCATTGACGGCATTATCGACTTTAGAAAAAAAGTCCGTCAATGTTTTTGGGAGGGCCCTTTTTCCAGATTCCACAAATGTAATCGTGAATCGAGCAATTCCACCCTCGTCATTTGTTTCTTTCAATGAAAAATCTGTGGCCCCTACTTTTTTGACCCCTAAGTATCTATGAATGAGTGTGCCCGGGCCTTTTTGTTTAAGAACTCGAATTAAATTATCTCTTTCGGTGAAATAATCAAATTCATTATCTTTCGTTTGGATAATGAAAGCTTCAATTGAATATTTTCCAGCTTCCGAACCTAAATCTTGCAAGTAAGGTTCTTCTCTGTTAGCAAATTGATGTAATTCGGTACGTCTCCCACCTGAATAATCATGTGAAAGTATCTTAAAAGGAATATTTTTATAACTAGCTTCTATCAGTCTATCTTTCCAACTCATTACTAACCTCTATTATCCTTTTTGCCAGCTTAAACCTGTATAATTACTATCACTTACTATTTTCTTTTTAGTATTTCCGGCCGTTTTTACTTGATCAATGGTTGCAATTGCTCCATTTTCAGCCGTTACTTTGACATTAACAAAAACAGTATTTTTATCTTTTGAACCGGATTTGAAATTTTTAAAAAATGAATCCATATTCAATAAAGATTTACTACTTTTCTTTTTTTCCTCTTCATTTAATTTTTTTTCAATTTCTTTTTCTTTTGCTTTATTTTCTGGTTTCTTTGGTTTCACTTCAAAAAGCCATTTTAAAATTGGGTTTTTCATAGCCCAAGATGTAAAATTGGCCCAAATATCCTTTATGAAATCAATCGCTTTTATGAATGCGTTAACAATTCCATTCCACAAAGCCCCGAAAAAATCAGCTATAGCTCCCCAATTTTTAATTATTTCAATTGGCAAAGCAATAAAAGGGGCAATAGCATTGACTATGACCTTTACGATGAAATTATCAAATAAATTCCATAACCAGGTAAGTATGTTGCCAAAGAAAGTTTTTATCACATTCCAATTCTTCACAATTAGTATAGGAATAGTTATAAAAGGAAACAAAGCCCCCAAAATTATCTTGAAAATTCTAGGCATTCTATCAAAAAAATCTAATAATTTTTGCCATACTCCAGAAAACCATTTTGTTATTTTTCCCCAATTTAAAATAATAGCAACAAGGGCAATTATAGCTGCAATAACTCCCAGAACAATTAAGCCCGTAGGAGTCAAGAAAAAAGATAAAACTGAAAAAGCTTTCCCCACCATTCCCACAATAACAAGCAATTTCCCCAAAATAAAAATCAAGGGTCCTATAACTGCAATAACGGCTAGAATAATCAAAATTGTTTTTTTGGTTTTGTCTGACAAATTGCCAAACCAAGTCGCGATTTTAGTTAATTTTTCAATTACTTTTGTAGCAATGGGCAAAAGTATATCTCCAAAACTTTTCAACATTAATTTTAGAGAATCCATCATTGTTGACCATTTTCCAAAAAAAGTTTTACTTTGGACATCCATATTTTTGTAGAATCGCCCACCTTCGGACGTAGCAACTTTGAAAGCTGCTGTAACCATTTCAGTAGAAATGGCCCCCTTTTCCATTAAATCTTTTAATTCTCCCATTGTTTTACCAGTTTTTTCTGATATTATTTGCAAAGGATTAAAACCAGCATTAACCATCTGTAGTAAATCTTGGCCCATAAGCCTACCAGTAGAAGACATTTGGGAAAAGGCCAAAGTTAAAGATTTTAATTTATTCTTATCTGCCCCTGCTACATCTCCCAACATGTGTAAATTTTCTAATACAACATCAGAGGATATACCAAAATTAAGCATCATTTGAGTAGATGATGCTAAATCAGATAATTCAAAAGGTGTTT